GACAGATTTTATAATGGGATGAATCACAAGAAGAATAGTGCAGGAGGCACAAAACACAGCTACAAGAGCTGGTCTGTACGAGACCTACAGATTCCGTCGAGGGAGACGGCCAATGGGTGGAGACGAGGAACGAAGTTTAATTCGAACCTCCGTCTTGTTCGGAAAAACTGGAGTGCGATACGGCTCTTTTTGGAGCTACGTTTCGGACGCCTAGATGTGGGAGAGAGGAGGATGAGCCTTGGAACTCGCGATTGCTCGCGGGTTAGGCAGATGTTCTCCATCATCAAATTGATGGTGGTCGCGAATGATTTCGCAGCAACTGTAAGGCTACTGAGTCATCGTACGCGACTTATTTCTCTACACAACTATACGAAGCACCGAAGATTCGGTGATCCAGTTTGTCCCGTGCGCACTCGAAGAGGTGAACGGCTAACCAGCAAGCTGGCGCTACACATTGCAAGTACCCTCGGTCGAGGGCTACAGGGGATCCGAGTCAGTCAAGCTGACATGGACAAGAAAGAGGACGAAGCGATAAGCAGACTCACGACATCTGACGCAAACCTAACTCCCGCATTGGAGAATGATCTTGCGACCTTCATAAGAGATATCACACAAAATGTGAAAATAACTCTAGAAGATCGGAAGCTACCATTTCCTAGCGAGAAAGGTTGCGTCCAAGCAGCTTCTAACCAAGGAGGGGCCACACACGTGTTGCGTAACCCGAGGTTCAGAAAGCTGAGAGGTCGTGATGATCTAATCGAGAGAGCGACGGAGTCAGTCAATGCGCAGTTACGCGCACGTATGGCTCAGCCGATCAAAGGTGGCTGGGCGTCTGTGAAGACGACCAAGCACGGCAAGATCAGAGGACACAGGAAACTTATCCTTGTGACAGACAAGATGAAATATCGCTGTATGCGTGCAATCATCGGAGTCATGGATCGTAATCCACAATTCTTGGAGCAGGCTATGAAGAGTGAGGAAATCCTTCTCACTCATCCTTATCTCCCCGCCGGGGAGAATGAGAATGAAGAGATCTGGGCATACCTCAGGTTCATAGGATGTCGCAGTGATGCGACTTCAAGCCCTGCGTTGCAGAAGCTGTTCGCTGAGTTGGCTGAGATGGGGTTAGAGAGGGCTCGATCACATTACATGAAAGAACCATCTTACGACCGTCAGCCTTCTTTACGAGAGAGCTTCCACTACGCGATGATTGATGCAACAGCAGACGTCCGAGTGTTACCGATTGCAACTCCCCAAGGGAAGGTGCGCATGGCAACCACACATGACAGCTCTATGGTCTGGGTTACTCGATGCTTAACCTCAGTGCTCATGCCCGTTTTAAAGCGGGTTGGGTTCACTAAGGCAATGCTCAAGAACAAGACCGTCAAGTTGAAAAATGTGAGGGACGACAACTGCAAGTTATACAGCGGCGATTTCTCTAAATCTACCGATCCAATTACTAATAGGACATCACGGTTTGTGCTCACTGAGATAGCGAGACACATCGACGTACCCGAATGGTACGCAGACGCGGTTGCGAAGACGTGTGTCCCCATGCGAATATTCAAGTCAGCAAACAAAGCCTGTCTAGATGGAACAGAGCACCATAAGCGCACCACATGTGGGGCGTTCATGGGCCTGGGCCATGGATGGATTGTTCTGAGCATTCTGAATGCATGGTGTGCGCGCAGAGCAGGAGCTCCCAGAGGGAGCTTCAACATATGCGGCGACGATATTATTGGATTGTGGGATAAGAAGACCTGTGACAGGTTCGAGGAATGCGTCGATGAGATCGGTTTGAAA